CGGCTTCATTTGCCCAAGGTGGCAATAAATTAGTTGTTACAAATCCAAGCGCATCTGTTCTTGGAACGTTTAATTTTGTAACTCAATGCGAACAAAAGTACACGCCAATAAATTGCGACTTCATAAACAAATTTGGTGTATGGCAAAGGATTGTTTTCTTTAAAGTTTCTAAATCTACAATCGACGTAAAAGGAAGTGCCTATAATTTCATGAGTGGGGCTGTCAATTATAGTATCACAGATGCAAAGAATAAGGAATTAAACATTAACGGAACGGAATCTATTAAGGTAAACACTGGATTTGTTCCCGAATCTTATAGCGGTGTAATAAAACAACTTATGTTGTCCGAAACAATACTACTTGACAATAGACCTGTTCGAAGAAAGACAAACAATATGCCTTTGCCAACCGCTGTTAACCAAAGGAATATTAATTATCAACTAGATTTCGACTATGCAAATCCAATAATTAATTCAGGAATATGAGGCGTACAGATTTTTGGATAGAAGATAAAAAACTAGATTTATTTGACGATGAGCAGATAAAAGTGAACTCGCAGGTTCAAAGCTTTCAAGACATTAGCAAGGTATTTTCAGACTATTCGCAGACGTTCACATTGCCAGCAACGGACAATAACAACGAAATTTTTGAGTACTACTATAACAATGATTTGGACGGTTTGATTGACCACAATCTACGGAGAAAATCCAGACTAGATGTTGATTACGAAATATTCAAAACAGGACTTGCTCAACTAGAAAAAGGAACTATTGTTAACGGAATGCCTCAAAACTACACCGCAACCTTTTACGGCGATGTGGTTAGCTTAAAGGATAAGATTGGCGAGGATATGTTAAGTGATTTGGACTACACGACAATTGACCACGCCTACACGGAAGGGGAAGTATTTAGAAGAGTAAAAGGGCAAATTGTTGATAACGTTAAATATCCGATGATTACAAGTCTATCAAATTGGAATTATGCGGGTGGTGGAGTAGATGACATAACCACTTCAACGGGTCAAGTTAAACATACGGACTTATTTCCAGCAGTTCCATTGTCTAAGTTATTTACGTTAATTCAATCAAAATACAGTATTAATTTTCTTGGTTCTTGGTTTTCTTCGCCTAACTTTTTGAGGTTATGTTTGTGGTTCAAAAATAAAAACCAAATACGGCAAATTTCTAAGCCTTACGACTTGGTAAATGACAATGACGAAAATTTTACAAATGGATTTATTTATGGAGAATTGTTTTACACGTACAGAAATCCATCAACTTTGTCAGGCATTCTAGGGCATAGCGTATCGGTTCAGGTTAACACAACCTCAACTTTTGACTATTATTTAGATGTTTTTAAAAATGGTATTTACTTAAATACTTTAACAAGATTTGGAGGTGGAAGCAACCTTTTTCAAGTCGTTACATTACAAGCTAATTATTTATCACTTTCCGAATCCTACACGTTTAAAATTAGAAGCAAAGGAGTAGCAACTTTTACTGGCTCTATAAAATACTCAATCACTTATTACGACAACACAACATCGTCAATTTTATTAGAATCCCATTCAAATAATTTCAATTCTATAAGCACAACTATAACAACGGATTTAAGGTTGTACGCACCCGAAATGAAAATACTTGACTTCATAAAATCGGTCATGCAAAGTGCGCAATTAACCGTAGTTGGGAATAGCGACACTTCATTTACGTTTATGCCTTTAGACCAGTTCTACAAATATGGCAGAAATATAGACATAACTAAATTTGTTGTAACGGATTTGATTGAGTACAAAAGACCGAGCCTATTTAGCGAGATTAATTTTAGCTATCAAAAAAGTGAATCTGTTTTAAATTCAAATTTCCTGGACACTTATGGTAGGTCATTTGGCGACCTTAGAAGTACGTTTCCTTACGATGGTGGAAAGTTTGATATTCAGCTAGGCTTTGAAAATATACTTCAACAAAAATTTACAGGGACAAATCTTCAGGTAGGTTATTCGTTAAATAAGAACTTGCAACCATATATTCCTAAGCCTGTTTTGTTAACCCAACTAGACACTTCCCCCGGAATGTGGCAAGTTTTTCTAGGCAATACTGCCTATACTGGAAATTACGTCCCGTTTGGTCAAGAGATTTACAACGGTACAGATATTTCTACAATAAATTGGAATATTGAAGTAAGTTCGTACACCAACAACCCGCAGTCAAATGGGTTGTATCGAACTTATTACGAATCATTTTTGCTAAATCTATTTAATAAAAAAACAAGAGTGGTTTCTTTAGCTGCAAATTTTCCACAGTCTCTATTAATCGACTTAAAGCTATCGGACAAATTAATTATAAAAGATAAAAAATACATAATTAACGCAATGCAAACCAACTTAAGTACTGGTGACGTGAAACTGGAGTTGCTAAGTTGGTTCAATGCAGATAGCGTGGACAGAAATATTAGAGTAAGTCATTCTTCAGGAACTGATGTTGTTGGATTTGAGGCTGGAGATGGAACAATAAACATAAGTGGCGATGGTTTGTCATTTGGTTCGTTCAGCGCTTTATCTGGCACGGGTTCTTTCACAAGCAAGTTTACATATCCAGCAAATAAAACTGGTTCAGACAGGACACAAGTGGTTCAAGTTACAAGTGAGCGCAAGCAAGGAAACGAAACAGAATTGATATACTCACAAATAATTATAACGCAAGAAGGATGATAAAAGAAATAATTGAAATGTTACAAATTGATGATTTTATTAATGAATCGGAGTTTATCGAAATCGCAAAAGGGAAATACAAGTTGCATACAAGTTGGGGAAAAGCAATTAAGCAAGGAAAAAGAACAATAAAAAATATCAAAAATGGCAGAAACTAAAACGATAATTCTAAATTTAGACACTAAAAATACTGACAAAAATCTTAAAGAAGTTAATGAATCGCTAAAAGATATAAAGCAATCGTCTAAGCTAGCGTCCAAAGAAGTGAAAAATACGGACAAAGGAATTGAGGATTTAGGCAAGTCCAGTAAAAGCTCTACGTCGGGATTGAAAGCCGTTGGCACAGGAGTTAAGGGGGTGGGGAACGCGTTAAAGGCTGCTGGCATTGGACTTATAATAGCCGCATTTGTATCTTTAAAAACAGTATTTGAACAAAATCAAAAAGTAGCTGATTTTGTTTCAGCAGCTTTTGAAACGGTATCTATTGTTTTTAATAAAGTGACGGAAGTATTAACAAATGTTTTTCAAAGCGTTTCAAAATCTACAAATGGATTTCAGTCGCTCGGAAAGGTTATGTCTGGACTTTTAACGATAGCAGTAACGCCATTAAAATTAACTTTTTACGCTATAAAATTAGCGATACAAGCGGCTCAATTGGGTTGGGAAAAATCTGTTTTTGGAAGTGGCGATTTAAAAACCATAAAGGCATTAAAGGAATCAATAAAGGAAACAAAAGACGAGATTGTAGGCGTAGGAAAAGGAGCCGTTGACGCTGCCATTGGTATAGGTAAAAATGTTGTAGGTGCAATAAAAGAGGTTTCGCAGTTTACGGTTGGAGCGATTGATGGAATTAGTGAAATATCTGTTAAGAGTGCGTTCGAGCAAGCTAAAGCATCTGTTCAGGCTCAAAACCAAGCCGAGATAGCGGCTGCTCAACAAGGTTTATTAGTTGAACAATACGACAAACAAGCGGAAAAATTAAGACAAATAAGAGATGAGGAACGTAACTCGATAGACGACAGAATTAAGGCAAATGATAGGCTCAAGGAGGTATTAGAGAATCAACAAAAAGCAATGCTAGCTACTGCTGATATGCAAGTAACTGCCGTTGAATTTGATTACAAAAAAAATAAATCAATAGAAAACAGAGTAGCTTTAATTGAGGCTCAAGCAAATAGGGAGGGCGTATTAGCACAAATAGAAGGACTAAGGTCTGAACAATTAGCGAATGACCTTGCATTAGATAGAGAAAAAATAGAACTTTCAAATGCAAAATTAGAAGCCGCCGAATTACTGTCCATAAGTGAAAAAAAGTTTTTAGCCGAGCAGATAGTTGATGATGAAGAAAGACTAAAAAGAACTATCGAGATACTGAATGAGGAAAAATTAATCGAGTTAAAAAGACTAGAGGAAAAAGTAGCGCAATACAAAGAAGGAACTCAACTAAAGTTAGATGCGGAATCTGAGCTAAATACAAGAACTCAAGAACTAGGTCAAGAATTGGTTTTAGCGGAAACAGAATTAAACAAGGTAAAAAACGCTAAAATTGAAGAGCAAAGATTACTGAAAAATGAAACACTTTTATCGGAACAAGAATTAGAAATTGAAAACTTAAAAACAGCTTATGCGGCAAAACTTTTATTAGCGAAAGATGATGCGAGATTAACTGAAGCCTTAATTGAAGAATCAGAAAAAAAGCAAACGGAAATAAAGAAAAAATATGCGGACATAGAGAAAAAAGGGTCTAACGAAAGAAAAAAGCAATTAATTCAAGGCGTTCAAGATGGTTTATCTATCATTAGTGGTTTATCGGAATTATTCGCTGGAAAAAATGAAGCACAACAAAAAAAGGCGTTTAAAATACAGAAGGCGGCAAACATTGCCAACGCTTTAATTGACACCTATAAAGGTGCGCAATCTGCATTTGCGTCAACAACTGGTGGAATTCTCATAAAGAGTTTAGCAGCGGGGGTAGCTGTAACGGCTGGTTTGCTCAATGTAAAAAAAATAAAGTCAACACAATTTAACTCAACAACCGCCGACAATTCGCAAGCGCCAACAAGTGCTGGTGGTGGTATTGGTGGCGATGGCTCTCCCTCTGCCGTAACAACTAACGCTCCTCAATTTAATGTAGTTGGCAATACGGGAATTAATCAATTAAACAACTTGAATCAGCCTATACAAGCCTACGTTGTGAGTGGAGAAATGACAACACAGCAGCAGTTAGACCGTAACAAATTAGCAACGGTTACCCTGTGAAAATAAAACAAAAAAAACAAGTTCAAGTTATAATGATATGAATATAATTGAATTATTGATAGACGAGAAAGACCCAATGTCTGGCATTGATGCGGTTTCAGTTGTTTCTTCGCCAGCGATTGAGGAAAATTTTATTGCTTTAAACAAGCATGAAGTAGAACTGAAACAGATTGACGAGGAAAAAAGAATTTTAATGGGTGCGGCACTAATACCAAAAAAAAAAATTCCTAGAAGGGTAAACAAAAAAGAGTTCGATGTTTATTTTTCCGAAAAAACAGTTAGGCGCGCTTCTGAATTATTCTTGATGAAATCGAATCAAAACAACGCAACATATGAGCATAAGACCGTGTTGAAAGGAATGAGCGTTGTCGAAAGTTGGATTATTGAAGACAAAAAAATGGATAAGTCTGCAAAGTACGGATTTGATTTGCCCGTTGGAACTTGGATGATTTCAATGAAAGTTGACAACGACGATGTATGGAATGACGTGAAACTGGGTAAGGTAAAAGGATTTTCTATTGAGGGGTATTTTGCTGATAAGGTAGCGGACAGTCCAAGAGATGAGGATATGAATAAGGATGAAATAATTAACCAATTAAAAGATTTATTGAAATGAAAGGAAAAACACCAAGCCACGCAAGTCCAAAAAGTGGAAGTCGAAGAGGTTGTTTATGCGAGAACGGCAAGTACTCAAAAGAATGTTGCGGTGGTAGTTTGCAAGCGCAAGGAATTGGAAAGGTAGTTGGCAACGGCTCTGACAATGTTATAAAAACAGAAGTCGATGGAGTGCGCACAATGGTTCGGCAAAATAGTTGAAAATACAACAGATAGAAAAAAAAAAGTTATAATGTTATAAAATAAAATAAACATGAAAGAAAAATCAATTTTAAATAAAGTGCGAACACTTTTAGGTATGGAAATTAAATTAGAGTCAATGACCTTAAGCGATGGAACAACTGTTTTAGACTCGGAGATTTTTGAAGCTGGACAAGAAGTATTTATCGTAACTCCAGACGAGCAGAAAATAGCTGTTCCAATCGGAGAATACGAACTTGAAGATATGCGCATTTTGGCAGTTGCAGAGGAGGGAATTATCGCAGAAATTAAAGAAGCGGTTTCAGAGGAAGAAGTAGTACCTGAAGAAGCAGTAGTTGAGGAGGTATTATCACAAGAAGCAGCTGCTCCAAAGAAAGAAATAACAACATCTTCAACAACAAAGGAAACGCATTTTTCAGCTGAAGAAGTTGAGGTATTGAAAAAAGAAATAGAGGAATTGAAAGTTAAATTAGCTAGTCAAGTTGAGGTAGCGAAAGAAGTAGCACCAATTGAATTAGCGGAAGAACCTAAACCAATTTCTTATAATCCAGAGAATGAAAAAGAAGTTTCTATGTTCAGAATTTCACCAAGAGCAAACAGAACGACAATGCATTCAATTATGGAAAAAATAAGCAAAATTTAAAAACAATTTAAAACAACTAAAAAAATTAAAATGGCAACAACAACATCAATTACAACAACTTACGCTGGCGAATTTGCTGGTAAATACCTAGCAGCTGCATTGTTAAGCGGACCTACTTTAGAAAAAGGAGGGATTACAGTAATGCCAAACGTAAAATTCAAGCAAGTAATCAAAAAGATTGCGACAGACGGCTTGGTTAAAAATGCCACGTGCGATTTTGACC